TCTCGGAAAATGACACGACAAGTCATTGCTTCCGGATTCACACTGGAGACATTGCCAATCCGAATGATCCGACGCAACGATGAAAATAATTGACGGTCATCAGTAGCCATTCAAGCACCTCCTGAGATCTACAGAGCACGTATACCCGCTCCCAAGCGAATGTTTTACCTGAGAGAGGATATATTTTCCATCAAACTTGCCAAAGCCTTTCACGGTCACCGTAAGCCCTGCAGAAAGATTCGTATCTCCCATACATGTAAGGCTCCCTGTCACTTCATCCTTGTTCTTTTCACGAAGTTCTTTACGGGCCATGCGTTCCGCTTCTTCTACACTTTTTACGTCTTTTTTCACAAGCAGTATCTTCCCTTCTGTTTTATTCGGATCAGTAAACGTCGCACTTATTTTCTCCTTCTTTTTCCCTTGGGAATGCTCTACAGTGCAGGCTTTGTATATGTCCCGCACAGATGAGGTAAAGCGCCAAGAAGCCGGTTTTAATTGCTTCAATGCGTTTTTATTGTTCGTGCCATTGGAATTAACGTCCATACTAACAGAAGCGACCAAATCTTTCACTGTCGGTCGGACAAAAATCAACGATGGTTCAGCCGCTTCCATATCTGCCATATCAAAAATGACAATCTGATTATCTGTCACTTTGAGCGATAAACCATTGTCCTGACATAGTTTATCCAGGAAAGCCAAATCAGACTGTTCCGTTTGCTCCACCCGTTCCAGCGTCGGATTATCTTTAGATGAGAAATTCAGCTGCATTCCTGCATTGTTAGCAATATCCTGGGCAATCTTTTGAATGGTATATCCTTCCCAGGAACGAGTTCTCTCTTCTCCGCGCAAGGTCGTATTATTGGGCACAGATACTGCTTTTATTTTGGCTTCAGACGGCATCGCACTGCACTCAATTTCATCAATTTCAAACATTCCCAATGGCAGCTCTTTTTCTGCATCTGTCAGAGTGGTCCAATATTTTGTCAGGATAGAAGCAGTGAGCGCAGCACCTTTGTCCGGAAACCACGCCTTCAACCATAATCCGTCACGGTCTTCCAGGGTAAGCTGCAGATCATCTGCCTGCCCGGTCAGTACATCCGTATACTCCATATTTTTCAGATACGGCTTGAGAGTCTCCGAAATGTTCACTTTGTTATAGATGATTTTAGGATATGCTCTGCGCGCATAGCATGCTTGCTCTGTAACCGTATTCCCTGCCAATGAGCTTAGCACAGACATTCCTTACACCTTCTTCCATGGTGGCAGAATTGTCGTAGTTTGCGTCTGTATGTCAGGAAGGGAAAGGCTGACATTGGCCGGGAAAATAATGATCTCTCTATATGCCTGATTTGCTTCAAGCAATTCATTCATATACTTCTCATCACCGTAGACTTTAACGGCAATACCGTCCCAGGTGTCGCCCTGTATCGTCTTATACACACGTTTAGTCAAAAGCCAGTCTCCTCCGATCCCTTACTATTCGTTCCAGCATTTCTTCCAGCTTATCCCGTTGGTTATCCATTACATGCTGTACGTTCTCTATGTCTGCATTTCCTGTGATGGTGATTTGCGGGTTATAGGAAAGATTAACGGCCGTTCCTTCCGGCATACGATGAATGGATCCAAGCCGGTTGATACTGGACAGCATAGCACTGGTTCCTTTGCCAGCATTGTTCCCGACC